TTATTGGGTACGGCCTTTGGCGGCACACTCATCGAGGAAATCAGACCACCATTGCATCATCTGCGCGCGCTCGTCTAGGTACGCCGCGTGGTTGTATGCGCGGCGGACCTGGTTGCGCTCCTTGTGGGCCAGCTGTCTTTCAATAGCATCCTCGCGCGCAACGTTCCGCTCATTGAGGATTGTCGACGCCAGACCGCGAAATCCGTGGCCGGTCTGCTTGTCCTCATATCCCATGATCTTGAGCGCCTTGTTGATCGTCTCTGAGCTCATGGGCGTGGTCGCTGGTCTTCGCATTCCGGGGAACATGAAGCGATGTCGGCCTGTGTATTGGGCTAGTTCATCGAACAGGTCCAGTACCTGACTGGAAAGGGGGATGATGTGCGGATCGCCCTTGAGCTTCGTCATGACAGTGCCTTTCATGCGGTGAGGCGGAATCAGCCAGACCCGCTCGGCGCGGTTCAACTCGCTCCATTCGCCCCATCGGAGTTCGTTGGTCCGAGGGAAGGTGCGCATCATGATCTGGATCGCGAGTCGAGTCTCTGGCCGCCCATGGTAATTCCTCACCCTCTCCAACAGCTCCGGCAACGTCGCAACGTCTACGTGCGGGAAATGTTCGACCGGCGGCTTTTCGTCCAGGAAGTCGATCAGGCCAGGCGTGACGTCAGCATGCACGCGGCCGGTGCCGACCGCGTAACGGAAAACGGAGCCAATTGAGCTCAGCACGCGCTCAGCCATGTCTCGCGCACCGCGAGCCTGGACAGCGAGCACCGCATCGAGCACCGCTTTGCCGCTGATGTTTCCGATACGGGTGCGGCCAAACCGCGGGTAGGCATTCGCCTTGAGGGAGTTCTCCATCCGCTCGTAGTACCCTTCGCTCCAGCCCCTACGACGCAGCGCAAGCCATTCCTCTGCCAAGGCCTGAAACGCATCCGCGGCGAGTCCATCCTCGCGCGGTTTCACGTTGGGCCTATCGGCGGGGTCGTCGCCCGCGGCGATTTTTGCCGCAGCTTCGGCGCGCATTCCGCGTGCGGCGGCCAGCGTCACCGCAGGGTAGCTGCCAAACGTCAGCGTGGACTCCTTGCCGGTCGAAGGGCGCATATACCGCATGCGCCAGGTTTTAGAGCCGTTGGGCTTCAGCAGCAAGTACAAGCCTCCGCCATCGGACAGCTTGTTCTTGCCGTCAGCGTTGAACGTGGCGCGCCGACAACGCACATCGGTTAGCGGCACAACGTATTTGGGCATCTGTCGGGTTCCCTTATTTGATGGTCGGGGCTTTGTAGCCGAGGGGATCGGCCAGCCAGTCGAGCACATCCTGACCACGCCAGGCCGTGCATGCGCCCGTGCGCTGCACTGGCTGGGGGGCGGTGCCGGCGTGGACGCGCTGGCGCCAAGTCTCGCGGGAATAGGGGATGCGGTCCGCAAAGTCATTCCAGCGATACAAGCCTTCGGGGCGGATCGCGTCTGCCGGAGCGCGGCCGGTGCGAATGCGGCCTTCTGCCGCTGCATTGGTAGTGTTCATGGGGGGGGGCTGTCAGGTGAGGGGAATGGGAAGAGGGGGGGGGCTGCCGCTGGGTGAGTCGCTACCCGCGCATGGCGGAAACTTGACCCGCGAAGGCGCGGGCGGGCGCGACAATATCGCGCGCCGTCCACCAGCTTCCGCGCTTCTTGGCGATACGCGTGTGAATGAGGCCGGAGTGAACAAAGGTCATGCGCAGCTCGCACCCGGTGGCCGAAACCAGGACGAACCCGGCGTCAGCGATGACGTAGCCCTCGAGCTGTTCATCGATGTGCCCGGCCAAAGCTGCGCGGACAGTTCGGCTGCTATCACGGTAAGTAATCGTCATGTGGGCGCGTGCTCCTCGCTTCCGTGATCCATTTCTTGTTGGGGCGGCGGACTGACCACACGGGAGCGATCACGCTCTTCCTGCCGCAGCCGAGCGGCCTGGACAGCGTCATGGGCGCTGAGCAGGTCGGCCAGTGCGCTGACCGGAACGTCGATTGTCTCGGGGGCTACGCGGCCCTCCCGCGCGTCGATCACCGCGGCACGATGATGATTGGTGAGCCCGGCCATAAACGCGTCCACTCCAGTGATGAGCGGTGCCACCACCTTTTTCGGCAGGGCTCGGCCGCGTATCGTGCCGGCGGTGACCCGGGCCTTGCCGCGCGCCTTCGCTTCCACCGCCTTGCCGGCGAGGTATTCGGCGGCGCCGTCGCCGTGCTGGCGCACACCATCGATCGCTACCTCGGCCGAGACTGTGCCGGCGCGCACCATGTCCTGAACGGCCGGAGGGGCGCACGCGAGAATGAGGTACGACTCGATGAGAGTGCGACTCTTGTGCGTGTGGCGCGCAATCTCGGCGACGTCCAGGCCCATTCGTAGGAACCTCAGGTAGCCGCGTGCTGCTTCCAGCGGCCGGAGCTTTGCGCTCTCGTTGCTCGTGTAGATCCGGGCATATCGGTCGATCTGATTGCCGGAGAAAGCCACGATCGAGACCCATTCGATCGGCGCGCCGCGCTGGATGGCAATGCCGTAGGCCGCGTGGCGGCGATGGCCGTCGACGAGCTCGACGCCGGACCCGTCCTGCTTCGCCACGACTTCCAGGGGTGGGAGCATGCCACCTGCCATGATGTAGTCGGCCAACTGGGCGATCCCGGCGTGATACTCGTCGTCGTGATCGCGGAGGTTGAATTCGGGCACGACGTGGATATCGCGGTAAAGCACTTTCATCGCGTCGGCGCGTTTGATCGTGCCGTCTCGAGTCATCGTCTTAAACGACGCAACGGTCGGTTGGGTCATGCTGACACCTGTTTGAGTGGGAAGGGGTACGATGGGGCCGACTACTGGAGGTGTCGGCAATGAAGAAAATCGTTTCGCCTGAGGACTTCGAGCGCATGCTGCGGAATGAGCACGTTCACCAAGGGATGGAGTGGGCGGGTGAACCGAAATTGCTGTGGGTGCCGGTTGACGACCGGCTGGCGCCCTTTTTCTTCGTGGAAGCCGAGGATCTTGAGGTCGCCGAGCGGATCGTTGGCGCGCTGGAGAAGGATTTCGCCACCGACCCCCCGTTCAAAGTCGGTTGCTGGCCGCAGGCGCGAAGCTGACGGGTCAATACGCTTGCGAGCTACCGCTGGGCCAGTTGGTCGAGATAGGGGTAGGCCGAAACCTCAGCGGTAACGGTGGGGCCATCGCGGTTCTGCCAGAGGCAGAGATAGGCCTGGGCATGGTGGTCGTACAGCAGGCGGCCGGACTTCCCGCAGGCCCTGGCGATGAGGGCTACGCGCCGTTCATCGTCTTTTGCGAAAAGCTGCCGATCCTTCACGCCGACAACGTTTCCCGCTGCGAAGGCGGCAGCGGTACAGACGAGCAGGGTCGCCGCGCCGGCAAGCGCGTTGAATCTGTGCATGATGGTTTTCCTTTTCGCCGATTGGCGAGGGGAGGGGAGTGGAGCGGGCTACGGGAATCGAACCCGTGTGGGCGGCTTGGAAGGCCGCAGCCTGACCACTCGGCCAAGCCCGCAGCGTGGGCGCTAGAGCGCGTCCCAAAAGTTGAAGAGGTCGATCAGTTCTTCGAAGAGCCTGGCGATCCATTGGGCCATCGTTACTCCTTAAGGCTTTAGCGCTGATCTTCGATCCCAGCTACCATGCACATCGGTCTAGTGAGGAGGGAAGGACGATGGAGAGCGAGCGGTTGTCTTGCCGCGCGATTGCAGAAATCTTTGGCGTCGCATTAGTTGTCGGAATCTTCGTACGGAATTACCCGACCCAGCCGGGCGACTGGGCGGGGTGGGTTCAGGCGTTCGGCTCAATTGGCGCACTGCGCGTCGCCATTTGGGTGTTTGAACGCCAGCGCGATGCAGATACGAAGAAAGCGGCCCTCGCTGAAATCGCCCAACAGCGAAACTTTTTGCTGGGAGTTAAAGCTGAGTTATCGGTAAACCTACAGCAGTACATGTCCTTGGTCGGGCGAACTGTCGAGAGTCAGCCGACTGGCGTGATAGCGATTCAATGGCCGACACCAGAAAAGCCCTTTCGCGTCTATGAGTCGACAGCGCACCTTCTTGGGACGCTGAATGATGATGACGTCCGCCGACGCGTGATTACCGCGTACAGTCTCTCTAGCGGTCTGTTGGAGACGTGGAACATGCACAATGAGTTGTCCCGTCGCTATGAAGAGCTCGATGAGGATGACCGGACGATGCGCAGCGTAGACTCTGCGAAGCGGAAAACGTCTCACTACCGAATTCTGTATCGCTACAGTGATGTACTCAGGAAGTATCAAACGCACGCTGAAGAGGGCCTGCGTGAAGCCATTGACGCGATCGAAGGGTGGGAGCAGCGTCACGTGGGCCTTTAGGGTGCGGTGTGCGGAGAGGATTTCGATCGCTCGGCCGTGTTGAAGAGATAGTCCAGGATTGACTACGTATAAACTCGCGCATAGGATTACAAAAAGTTTCAGAACGACCTTGTCCTCTTCTCGTCTCCACTGCCTATGCCTCGAATTACGGATAGCGAGCTCCTGTTGGTATCAAAATCCACTCAGGATGTTCTGAAAGCGTTCGCCCGCGGAGTAGAACTATCCGCGCGATCTGGAAAGTCGATTGCGGCGCTACAGATGAAAGTTGCGGAAGATCGGCTGCGGTTAGCAAGCCTTCATCTAAAGCAGGCGGCCGTTGCGGCAAGGGCGACGCAACCTCAGTATCGAGCCACAGTAAGTCGTGCGTACTATGCGATGTACCATGCAGCGCGCGCGGCAACTTACTTGTCCTATGGCGGCGACGACCATGAGAAGCATTCGGACCTTCCTGTAAAGTTCCCAGCCGATTTTCCTGACAGTGAGTTTTGGAGAAATCGGTTGAAGCTAGCGAGACTGGATCGAAACCGTGCGGACTACGACCCATATCCTAACGGCGACCTTAGCTTCAAGCACTCTGCGAAGGAGTGGCTCCAGGACGCCCGCGTTCTTGTGAAGAAGACCAGGGCTTACTTAGGTTCAAAGATTTAGGATTTGTGAGCTATGACAGCAGAAGACAGCACGAGAAGGCTGATTGACGAAGAGCTGCAACGCGCCGGCGTTCGGCCGGTGTCAGTACAGATCCGCACGTTTCCTGGAGAGGTGATCGCGATAATCGAAGTCGACAAGGACTACGAGGTCGCGTTAGCTGTAGCCGGACAAATAGATGAGAAGCTAGAGAACGGTTTCGTGACGGTACGGCAGACCAAACAGTCTGCTCCTCGCGCCGCGACGAAAGTATCTGGAGTTCATGATGGTCGCATCCCTGACCTGATTCGGCTCCTGAATGCTCGATCCCGCACCTCCGAAACTCAGCCTAGCTTGCGGTATATCGTGGACGCTGCTGAGCGCTTGAGTCTGGCCAGGTCACCGCGCCATCACCTCATTTTCGGACGGCGGGGGGTGGGGAAAACCGCGCTGCTCCTGGAGGCAAAACGCGTGCTCGAAGTTGAGGGAGCGCATGTTTTGTGGGTGAATATGCAATCATTGCGTGCGCTAGGGGCAACCCATGCGTTTCTAACGGTGGCGCTACGGGTATGTGACGTGCTTCTCGGCGGGTATGGAGCACGTTCTGAAGTCTCCCCTGCAATTGAATCGGTCAAACAGCTTCGCGGGCAGATTGAACAATGGTTTCAGCCATCTAGCGCTTCCCCCGGCGATGTAGCCATACTGGTGCCTCAGCTCCAGCAAGCGTGCGCGAGATTTTGCGTGCGGTCGAGTCCACTCTACATATTCTTAGACGATATCCATTACCTGCAAAGCGGAGATGTGCCGAAGTTTTTAGACCTGCTTCATGGCGTCACGCGTGACAACCCCGTGTGGCTCAAGGTGGCGGGGATCCAGCATCAGACGCGGTGGTTTATTCCTGATCCTCCCACCGGCCTGCAAACTGGGCACGATGCAACGATCATCAATTTGGATGTCACCCTAGAAGAGCCCGAAAAGGCAAAGATTTTTCTAGAACAGGTTCTGAGAGGATATATTGAGGAAACGGGCGCGACGCCTCTAAGTAACGTCGTAAGTGCTGCGGCACTGGATCGTTTGGTGCTGGCATCGGGAGGGGTGCCTCGTGACTTCTTAACGCTTTGCGCAGCATCCTTGCAGACAGCACGTCAGCGGGTCAACGCGAAGACTGTTGGCGTGCAAGATGTGAACAATGCCGCTGGGCTCGTTAGCCAGACAAAACAACAAGAACTCGAGGATGATGCCGCAGCGACTTCCGGGCGATCTGCGGTTCTTGTCGCGTCTTTGAATGTGGTGCGCGAATTCTTGCTTACTGAGGAACAGATCACCTTCTTCCGCATTGAGTTTCGGGACAAGGAGACACATCAACCGGAGTACCGGGCATTGCAGGCTTTAGCGGACCTGCGGATGATTCACTTGATTAACGCTAGCCTGTCGGATAACCATCAAGCTGGCCAGCGGTCGGAGGTCTATCTCCTAGATTTAAGTCAGTACTCGGGTTCTCGACTGAAGCAAAATCTTTCGGTGCTTGACTTCGAAAAGGGGCATATCGTGCTGAAAAGAACGAGAAGTTCCGAGCCTTCACGAGTTGGCGATTCGGTCCTAAAGCTGGTATCGCTCTTGCGTCGAGCTCCGCTTTTCAGCCTTGCCAAACTGACCGAGTCCATTGATGAGATGGAGCACTGACTGGTTGATCTAAACCTGCGTGTGGCTCAGCACGAGTGGCAGCACGAAGAGCTTGGGCGTGCCGGGGTTATCGTCGCCACGCCCGGCTGGGCGTTGCCTGCGCTGTGGGCGCGGGCACGCAGGGTCCTTGGACGCGCTTGCGCCAGGTTGTCCTGTTTCGCCCTTCCTCCTTCTCGGGGGCGGGCGGTCTCAGTTGTTAAAGAGCAGTTGATGGGGTGAATATTAAGCATATCGCTTATGAAAAGCAAGCGTTTCGCTTAAATTTATAAAGCGAAACGCTTGTTGTACGAGTTAGGGCAAAAAAAAGCCGCCCGGCATGGGGCGGCGGTCTAGGGCTGGGGGATGTGCAGCCTACGGCTCTATGAGCTGGCTCGGCGGCACCACGGCGCATATCGGATGCACGCTGACAAGGGCCGATCCAGGGATGCTCATTCGGACCTCGCCGTTCACCGACATGACTTCAATGTCTCGAGTTCGGGGATGATGAAACAGCAATTCTTTCGCCATCTTCCTTCCGTCTTCTAGCTGAAGCACCACGTACTCGCCAGGCGTGGGAGTGCCGCTCGGCTCCACAACGATGTACCAGCCATTCCGAATCGCTGGCTTCATGCTATCTCCGCGAACCTTCAGCACGTAGGCATTCGGATCCTTGGATTTGTAGCGGATGTAGCCATCGCCGTGGCCGGCAGGGTACTCCAGCATCTCGTAAAAGCCGTTTTCGCCCAGTTGGGCGGTCCCTATGACGGGAATCATGCGGTCTGCTTGGTAAGGGCCGATGTACGCCACGCCATCGCTCTCTGTCCCAACCGCGAGCCCTCCTCCCTTCATGAGGGTCGCCGCGATTTCGCCGAAGCCTTTTCCTACCAAATCTGTGAGCGCCCCTTCGGGCAGCCGAAGAGCTGCGGCGATCAACTTCAAAGATCCACCCGGCACGCTCTCGTCCTTCTCGATCGCCTCAATCTCGCGCGCAGATAAGTTTGCGGCATCGCCGAGATTCTCGACAGTCATTCCCCGAAGCATGCGCAGGGTCTGGATCACAAAGCCAATCCGACCGGCATGCCCCTCTCCCAAGGCAGCTTCCGCTTGGCGCGCGTGTTCGGTGTCCATCCAGCCCGCTGGCTTCGCCATGCCGGCCTCCAGCTTGCGTGCGGCTGCTGTCCCCAAGTTGCGAGCCTTCCCGGTTTTTCTATCTACAGCGCGGCTCCGGATCTGACTCAAATATACGGGCGACAGGCCGGCGCGCTCGGCCAAACGCTCAGCGGTACCGGCCTCCGAGACCAGGTGCTCTAGATTCTCAAGGCGAATTTCTGCAACGGCTTTCATGAGGGCATTTGATAGCAAATCGCTAAACAGAGGCATGAGCGATTCGCTTGACTGTTATTAAGCGATTCGCTAAAGTTCGCTTCATCTTTATGAGGCGCTATGAACCTATCTGAATATCTTGGCGCGCAGCGCGGGCGCCAATCTCGGCTGGCGGTGGCCATTCGATGTCACTCGGTGCAGATATACCAATGGGCCAACGGGGTAAGGCAGGTGCCGATCGGGCGTTGCCTGGAGATTGAGCGCGCAACCGAAGGCGCGGTATCGCGCCGCGACCTCCGCCCCGACGACTGGCAGCGCATCTGGCCCGAGCTGGCCACGGTCAACGCGTCGGCCGACGACCAGGCAAACGCATGATGAAACCTTCAATCCGGCGCGGCCAAACTGATCTTGCAGGCGGGGCATTCGAGGTGATAGGACCCCGCGCCGACGCGGAACCTACGTTGCAGCACGACCTTGTGCTTTCCCCCGCCATCGAAGCACTGCTGGCAGATGTAGTGATCCGGCTCCGGGAGAGTTGGATCAGCGGCCCCGCCCAGTGCTGGGGTGCCATTCACCCGATATGCAAACTGGCCGTTGGGCAGTCTGAAAAGCGAGTAGCGGTCGCGCTCTGCGAGGGCTTCTCGCAATTCTCGCAATTCTTGTGCGGTCTCGAAGTGCTCCTGTTGCAGCGCGAGAAGGGCAGCGCTGAGTTCGAACAGACGCTGCTGAGCGTCGAGAAGCTGTTCGTTCATGGCCCCAACTATTTCCTGCGCCTTGGCATCGTCCCGGAGGGCAACCGCGCCCCTGCCGAGAGAGATGGCGGCGTTGATCGAAGTGAGAGCAGTGCCGACGAGCGACAGGTCCATGCGTCTTCCTTGGAATTGGGAGTAGGTGACGAAAACGCCACTGATTCTACGGCTACCAAGGTGCAGATTGGTCCGATTGATGTGAGTTGAGTCCATAGCCGAATGCTAGGACTGGGCTTCAGAAATAAATACGTTCAGGGACAAAGCAAATGAACATCATCACCGCGGCGGACTTGACCGTGCATGAGTACAAGGGCGGCAGCGAGTCGCTGGGGCCGCTGGTCGGAATCTCGGCTGCCGTCCTGCGCAACAAGGTCAACCCGAACAACACCACTCACCACCTGAGCCTGTCCGAAGCGGACCGGCTCATGCGCATGACCGACGATCACCGCATCCTCGCGGCCCTTGCGCACTCGCACGGATTCTTGCTGGTGAAGGCGCCTACGACCTGCCGCGGGGAAACCGACATGTCGGTCCTGGAGCAAGTTGTTGGCTTCATGGTTGCCAGCGGCGCCTACGGCCAGGAGATCCACAAGGCGCTCTCGGATGGGGGCGTGGACAGCGCTGAGCTGGCACGCATCCGTGAGGCCGGTGCAGGCGTCATGACGGCCGTGGGCCAGATCAACACGCGGCTCGAAGGGATGGCCGAACAATGACGCGCGCTGGACTATTTGACCGGAAGGGTGGGGCGCTCGCTCGTTTGGCTGGGCAGCTCTGCACGCGGACCGACTTTCAGCGATGGGTTGAGTCCGTCGCGGGCGGCACGCCTTGCGGCGTGTCTGGCGCGGGCAATGCGGCGGATTACGTGCGCCGCGTCTGCGGCGTCTCCAGCCGAGCTGAGTTGGACCACCGCCCGGCTGCAGCTGCAGCTTTCCACGAGAAGGTTCGCCGGCCGTTCCTCGCACATGTGGATGCGAAGCAAACCGCCTGGGCTACGGACCGCGCTCCGCGTGCGCGTGTCCTGTATTGCGGGTTCGAGCTGAATGCGGATGGCAACCAGGCCGCGCGCGGCTTGATCCTGAACGCGCGCCATGGGATCGGTCTTCATGAGCTGGGCAAGACCTTGGAGGCCTACATGGTGCCGGTTGAACCCTGGAAGGGCGTCAAGGCAGAGCAGGCCGCTCGCGCCGCCGCCGAGGATGCGTTGTGGCGTGCTGAGCAGGCTGGCGTATTGCGCAAGAGCCATCGCGGCATGACCGGCGCGCAGGTGTGGAAGCGCGTGAAATGAAGCGGAGCCCGATGAAGCGCGGCAAGCCGCTCGAGCGCAAGACCCCGATGGCGCCGCCGCGGGCCGCGATGAAGGCGCGCCGCTCAGGCAAGCGCAAGACCAAGACCGTTTACCGCAACCACTCGCTGCTGGGCATGGCAGAAGGCGAGAAGTGCCTCTTGCGCGTTCCCAGCTGGTGCCAGGGCGGGACGGAGACCACCGTGGCGTGCCATTCCAACCAGGCGCGCCATGGCAAGGGCGGCTGGCTGAAGGCGCACGACTGGGCCATCGCCTTCGGTTGCTACGGCTGCCACACCTATCTGGACCAATCGACAGCGCCCGCCGAAGACAAGGCGGCCGCGTTCGACCTGGGCCTTTCACGAACCCGTCTGCGGTTGATCGAGCTGGGCGCCTGGCCCGCCGAAGCCGAGACGGCCTATCAACAGATGTACGGAGAGTCGCCATGAGCGTACAGGCGATGACATGGGCATTGGGGCAGCAGGTAGTGACGGAAGCTTCCGCACGCCATGTGCTTCTGTGCCTCGCCAACTATGCAGGGCCGGACGGGAAGGGGGCCTTTCCCTCTGTCGCGACCCTGTGCACTGACACGGGCCTTTCGGCGCGCACGGTGCAGAGCAAGCTTCGAGAGCTGGAGAAGCAGGGGATCATCAGCCGCGGGAACCAGCAGCTGGTCAGCGCCTACATTCGTCGTGCCGATCAGCGTCCGGTCTGCTACGACATCGATCTGTCACGGGGTGCAATGGCTGCACCCCGCGTGGAACATTCCGGGGGCGTTGAACGGGGTGCGATGGCTGCACCCCGTGTCGAACGGGGTGCAAATGACGACGCCACGGGGTGCAATCTACGACACGACGGGGTGCAAATGACGACCGAACGGGGTGCAGCAGCTGCACCCGATCCGTCAATGAACCATAAAGGAACCGTTAAAGAACAAAAGAGCGCGCGCAAGCGCTCGCCGGGATTCGATCCGCTGTCGATCGAGTTGCCGGGCTGGCTGGATGCCGACGACTGGGCCGATTGGGTGAAACACCGCGTCGAGCTTCGCAAGCCGATCACCGAGCTGGCTGCCCGTGAGCAGCTGCGGAGGCTGGCCGAGCTGCGCCAGGCTGGGCACGGACCGCGTGAGGTGATCCGCCACAGCATCGCAGCCGGATGGCAAGGCCTGTTCGCTCCGAACGGCATGCAGGCCACGGGCGGGGGCGCCAAGCGCTTCAACCCTTCCGCGTTCATCAACGGAAACAGCCGAGGAGGGAGCTATGACGAATCTCGCACGATCGACGTATGACATGGCCGCATGGTTTGCGCCCGTACCGAAGCTCGACAACGTCTCGCTCATCGTGCACCTCTGGAATCGCTTCAACGCGATGTATCCGGGGAAGTGGACGAAGGAGTTCACGGAGGAGAAGAGCATCACGGGGTGGCTGGAAGGCTGGGCAGAAGCGTTTGTCGAAGATGGACTCACGCCCAACGACGTAGCGACGGGGCTGAGGGCATGCCGTCGCGTTTACGACTGGCCGCCCTCGCTTTCCGAGTTCATGAAGCTGTGCCGGCCTTTCCTGATTCCGGAGAACGCCTTTCATGACGCAGTGCGCGGACTCGCCGCGCGGAAGCGGGGAGAGACCGGGCATTGGGCTCATCCCGCGATCTACTGGGCAACGGTGCGCATTGGCCGTCACGACATGGAGAACTGCGGCTATGCGGTGCTCAGGACGCGTTGGGAGTCGGCACTTTCGGAGGAGCTGTCTCGCGGCACCTGGGAGCCCGTGCCGGCGCCTGTGGCGGCGCTGCCTGCGCCTGACAAGACGGCTGTGACGGCGGAGCAGGCCGAGCGGGCTTTGAAGAAGCTCACCAGCGCTGCTGGCGCAGTCATTGGCGACCAGGGACGAGATCCGAAGCGGGGAGCAAAGCGCATCCTGGCGGAGATGGGCAGGAAGGGCGGTCGGCGCTACTCGCCTACCGTGGTGGCAATGGCGCGTCGCGCCATCGAACAATCGAACCCGGGGGCGTAGTGGGCCTGATGCAACGACAAAAGGGCGCTGCTTTCGAGCGCACTGTATCCAACATGCTCACGGAGGCGACCGGCACTACCTGGCGTCGGCGTGTCCGCAACCAAGCGAACGATAGCGACGTGATCGCCGACAACCCTGCGTACGCTCGAATCAGCATCGAGTGCAAGCATGCCAACACTCTGGCGCTGCCCGCGTGGTGGCGTCAAGCGCAAGCGCAGGCGGGGGCGCACGGCCTGCCCGTGCTCATCTTTCGCAAGACTGGGGGCCCGATCCGCGTGATGGTCGACGCACACCACATCAACAGCAGCCACTGGCCCGTTCTGGGCCGACACACGATCACGCTCGAATGGGAGCCCGCCATGCAATGGCTGCGCGAAAAGCTGCCCACGACCAGCAATTGCCCGGGGATTATCTGATGAACGCCACTCTTTCTATTGACATGCCGCGCCGCGCAGCGCGGGCGGTGCTGCGGCCGGCGCCCGAACCTCTGTTTCGAAGCGCACACGACGCGCTCGTGTTTGCCTTCAACTTCTCGCGGCAGCAGTACGATCGGCCGTTGATGAACCGTGTGGCCGCAGGGCCGCAGTCGTCTAGTGGCCTGGGCCTCTCGGGGTTGGACGGCGCGGGGCAGGCGGCGATGACGTTGGCCGAGCTGGGGCGTCTTTCACCCCTCGATCAGGCATTGCTCATTGCAGGCAAAGCGCCTCAGTCCGAGCCTTGCGGTTGCGGTGTGGCTTGCTGCTCGGGTCACAAGACCAATGGCGAATGGCTCGACGCTATCTCCGTTGTGACCACCGCGGCGATCGCTGGAGCTCTGTCGGGCTGCATCGTCAACCGTAGGCTCTGCGCCGGCTTGGTACAGAAGCACTTCGGGGCGAAGGTGTCTTTGATCGAGCTGGCGGAGCTGTGCCAGGTGGACCGACATACGGCGGGCACTCACAACGGCAGGATCAAGCGGTGGCTCTTCGGCGATGGCATGGGCGTGTTCAACCAGGCAATCAACGAACTGGAGCGCAGGCTGCTTGCATCAGGCGTAGTCGGCGACAAAGAAAGTTGTTGACCATACGCCAAAACATGGCGAGAATCCTGCCTTAACGGATACGGTGCATTATTGTGTCCAGCAAACCCGCCTGGCAAACGCAGGCGGGTTTTTTTATGCTCGACCAACTTGGGACCCGGTCGGGCGTCGTCCGAAGTACGGGCGAATGGTATCGAAAATCGGCAGCAATTTCCGTTCATTCGCGCGTTCCATCATGGTGATCTTCGTCAGTTCTTGGAAATTGACCGGCGCAAGAAAGTCTTCAGCGATCGAAAGAAATTCCCGCACTTCCGCAAACTTCGCAGGCATTCGCTGAACCGCGGACGATAACTCAGTTAGCTCCCGTCCTTTTACGTCTTCCACGTTCTTGATCCTCGCCACGGCATTCACCTTGCCCCGGAGGTCTGCATCTACGATGTTTGCTATTCGGGCAAACGTCTCTAGCGCTTGGACGCCGCGGACCTGCCCGACTACCTCGTTCACAAACCTAACTTTAGGGTTGCCGCTTATCTCCCTTTCGCGTTCAGACAACTGCCGTGGGCGCTTAATGGTGCCTCCTTCCCGGATGAGATTCCTGATCAAAGGCTCTGCACTCGCTTCCTGTCGGAACTCTTGACGGATAGCTTTGATAGGCGAGTAGACAAGCTTCAGCTCGCTCTCGAGTTTGTAAATGATGTCGAGAGATTCAGCGGCTTTCGATTGAAGGTCCGCCAGGGTTTGTTGTTTTTGAGCTTGCGCGAGGGTTGCATCAAACCGCTTAGCAAGCTCCACGAACTCCGCTCCGAGTTTGCGACGTCCGCAGACGTTGCCACAGACGGTTTCCCTTCCCGACTTGTCGGCTATCAAAAAACCCTTTTGATGGGGTTGATTGCAGCCATTAAGTCCGCAATGAAATGGCGGATTCGCAGGGACTCGGTACGCGCCGATGATATTAGAGAGCTCTCCGTCAGCTATCTGAAGAGCGGCACAGAAGCGTGGCCGATCCTCGATCTCCTTCACAGTTTGGAACCACAGATAGTCCGTGCGAGCAGTAAGGACGTTTCCATCGAAGTCGCGCTGAAATGCACCTGCCATGGGTACCTCGGTCAGAACGGTAGGAATTTGTAACGATAGCAGATGTGATTCCCTCGCTCGTTTCTCCATGCCCAAAATCGCCACGCTCAAGTCCGTCATCCCTACTTTGCGTCCGCAACTACGCGAACTGCAGACAGCCTCTTGGCGAGCGCATCGCCACACTGCTGCTCAACGAGGCTACGGCTACCGATGGCAGAAGGCCCGCGCCGCGTTCCTTTTGGCGAACCCTCTTTGCCGGTACTGCATCCGAGCGGGGCGGACCACGCCGGCTTCGGTCGTGGACCATATAGAAAGGCACGAAGGCGACGCGCAGCTGTTCTGGGATCGCGCGAATTGGCAGCCCCTCTGCAAGACCTGCCACGACGGCCTGAAGGCCCGCCAGGAGGCGCAGGAGGCCGCCGGCAGGGTCGGCTAGGGGGTGGGGGGGTAGGGAACCCCCACCCCCCAGGGGGTCTAGACCGACCGTTCCCTCACGCGCAGAAAATTTCCCGCTTTCGGGATTTGTTAACCGAGGTTGTTAATGGCATTAACCGACAAAAAACGCCGCTTCGTGCAGGCGTTGCAGTCGGGCCTGTCCGGTGCGAAAGCCGCTATCCACGCGGGTTACAGCGAAAAAGGGGCGGCCGTTGCAGCGTCCCGCCTGATGAAGGACAAGGATGTAGTTGCAGCCCTCGGGCGTGTTAACGAGGTTAACAAACTGAAGGAGCAGGCTGCGGCCGAAGGGCGCTCTGTTGAACTGCCCGATTTGGGCAAGCTGTACTCCGATCCGCTGGAGTTCTTGAAGGCGGTTGCGAACGACCCTGAGCAGGATATGAAGCTGCGGGTTGATGCCGCGAAAGCCTGGGTGCCCTATGTGCACGGAAAGATTGGCGAGCAAGGAAAGAAAGACGCGAAAAAGCAGGCTGCGAAGGCCGCAACAGGTGGGCGATTTGCGCCGTCGTCGCCGCCGACACATTTGCGCGTTGTCGGAAAAGGGTAAGCGATGACGGCAACGACGGCATGTGTTGATTGGGCGGATCGACTGGTTGCGCGGAAGTCGATCATTCCGCCGCCCATCTACGCCGACCAGGCGGAGTACGCCCTGGGGATATTCAAGCAGCTGAAAGTCGTAGATCTGCCGAAAGTCTATGACGAGGCTATTGACGAGTGGCGTCCGCCGACGTTCGGTGAGTGTTCGGAAGAATGGGTGTTCGACTTTGTGCGAGCCATCTTTGGGGCTTATGACGCGGAGACGGGGCGGCAGTTGATCCGAGAGTACGGGCTGCTGATCAGCAAGAAGAACACGAAATCCACGATTGCCGCGGGCACCATGCTCACGGCTCTCATCATGTGTTGGCGCGAGGAGGAGGAGCATCTGATCCTGGCGCCGACGAAGGAAGTTGCCGACAACAGCTTCAAGCCTGCGGCAGCGATGGTGCGCGCCGACGAGGAACTGTCGGATATGTTTCACATTCAGGAGCACGTACGCACTATCACTCATCGGGGTAACCGGAACTGCCTGAAGGTGGTGGCGGCGGACACCGATACGGTGTCCGGAAAAAAGGCGGGACGTGTCCTTGTGGACGAGCTGTGGGTATTCGGAAAACGCCCGAATGCAGCGGCAATGTTCCTCGAAGCCTTGGGCGGGCAGCCCTCGCGCGACGAAGGCTGGGTGATCTACCTCACTACTCAGAGTGACGAACCGCCGGCTGGCGTGTTCAAGGAAAAGCTCACCTACTGGCGCGATGTGCGCGACGGCAAGGTGGATGACTCCAAGACGCTTCCGATCCTATTCGAGTTCCCGCGGGCAATGCTCGAGGAGAAGCAGTATCTCGATCCTGCCAACTTCTACATCACGAACCCCAACCTGGGTAAATCCGTAAACGCTGAATGGCTCTCGGACCAGCTCAAGCTGATGCGTGCGCGCACGGATGGAGCGTTCCAGCAGTTCTTGGCAAAGCATCTGAACGTCGAGATTGGGTTGAATCTGCGCGCCGGCCGTTGGGTCGGATCCGAATTCTGGATTGGCGCCGCATTGGGAGAGCCAACGACATTAGAGGAGCTGCTAGATCGATGCGAGGTGGCAGTCTCCGGCATCGACGGCGGCGGTCTGGATGACTTGCTCGGGCTTGCCGTTGGCGGGCGCGAGCGCAGAACAAGACGCTGGCTGCACTGGGGGCGGGCGTGGGCACACTCCATTGCTCTGGAGCGGCGCAAGGAGATTGCGCCTCGACTGCGCGACTTCGAGCGCGATGGGGACCTTGTGATCGTGCAACAGCCAGGCGAGGACGTGTGGGAGGTGGCCGAGATCCTCTGCCAGGTACGCAGGTCGGGCCTTATGCCAGAGAAGATGGCAGTCGGAGTGGACGCCTCCGGAATTGGCGACATCGTGACGGAGCTGACGTCGCCCGACCGCGGGTTCCTCCCGGACGAGATTATTGCCATCTCGCAGGGGTGGCGCCTCAATGGCGCCATCAAGACGGCGGAGCGCAAACTCGCGGGCGGCGATTTGCTGCACTGCGGCCAAGCCCTGATGGCGTGGTGTGTATCTAACGCGATGACCGCCCAGGCAGGAAACGCCGTTTACGTCTCTAAGGCGGTGAGCGGCACCGCGAAGATCGACCCCTTGATGGCATTCTTCAACATGGTTTCTCTGCTCAACCTCAATCCGGTGGCGGCTCGGCGCAAGAGCATTTATGACGAGGGGGTAGGGTTATGAGCCGTTTGGAGCTGCTGGCCGGCGTGGTGGGCGTACTGGGCTTCGCTGCGTTGCTGGTCGGCGTGGCGATGATTTACATCCCGGCGGCGTACATCGTTGGTGGCGTCGGATTGATGGCCTGGGCGTGGCGGGCGGAATGGGCCGCGCAGGTGCGCATCGAGCAGGCCCACAGGCCAGCGGAAGGAGGGTAGACGTGGGATTGTTCTTCTACAAAGAGGCTGCAGCAAAGCAGACCCTTGGCAGTGGCGTCGGGTGGTCGCCCGGATTCATCGGTGGGCGGCGGTCGGCGTCGGGCGAACGCGTGAACGAACGTACCGCTCTGGCGCTGCCGATGATGCAAACCTGCGTCACGCTGCTGGCCGAAAGCATGGCGCAGCTGCCGCTGGAAATGTTCCGCCGCGTTGGCGAGGACAGCCGAAAGGCTGCCCGGGATCATCCTCTCTACGACGTTCTGAAGTACAGGCCGAACCCGTGGCAGACCCCGTTTGATCGGATGGAGCTTGCCCAAGGACATGCAGGGCTGCGTGGCAACGCCTTCACCTACATCGACCGCGACGGGCGTGGCCGCATTCAGAATCTCTACCCGCTGAGCAGCGACAACGTTTCTGTGTTGATCGGCGCTGACAGACGGCCGTTTTACAAAGTGGGATCCCAAGCGGCCCTGAGCCAAGAGCATATCCACCACGTCCGGTGGTTTTCCGTGGACGGCTACACCGGACTCTCCCCGGTAATGCTGCATGCCGACAGCATCGGCCACACCCAGGCGCTGAGCGAGTATGCCAGCAAGTCGTTCCGGCATGGGACTGCGCTTTCGGGTGTGCTGGAGCGGCCAAAGGAGGCGCCCGCCATCGAAAGCCAGGCAGGCGTTGACCGCATCACAGAAGACTGGATGTCAAAGTTCGGGGGCGCCGCGAACGCGGGCAAGGTGGCGTTGCTGCAAGAAGGCATGACATTCAAGCCGCTCGTGCCGAACAACGTCGACGCCGACCTTGTCGCGGCGTTGAACCTGACAGACCTGAGCATGGCTCGAATCTACAAGGTGCCTTTGCCGATGACTGGCAGCATGGAAGGGGCAACTTACAACAACGTCGAGAACCTCCAGATTCAGTACGTTATCTACTGCCTCATGCCATGGGTCCGCCGCCACGAGCAGGCCATGATGCGCGACTTGCTCTCTGGCGCAGAGCGGCGCGAGTACTACATCGAGTTCAACGTCGCCGGCTTACTCCGCGGCAACACCGCCGCGCGATATGCGGCTTACGCGGTGGGGCGTCAGTGGGGCTGGCTTTCGATCAACGACATTCGACGCCTGGAGAACCTTCCACCGGTTCCTGGTGGGGACGTATATCTGCATCCGCTCAACATGGTGGACGCGACGAAGCCGATCCCAGCGCAGGGAGGGGCTGATCCGAAAGCGGTCGAAGAGATCGCAAAGGTACTTTCGTGAAGAACTATCACCGCTTGGCAAGCATGATCTTTAATCAGCCGATGGCTGTGACCGATCAAATGCTGGATCTGGGCGTGGCCTGGGCAAACCGGGCCATGAACCTAAACATCATCAATCTGCCCTCCGCGCGGCTGGCAGAGCCGCAGAGCTACTACGACGATTCCGAGCCCCGGGCGGAAACGCCTGGCGAGCGTCGCCGCCGTGCCGCGAGCGAGACGGGAGTGTATGTGTTGCCGGTTCACGGGCTGTTGGTTTCGCGGGAAGCGCACTTGCAGATGTGCGAAACGATGACCAGCTACGAGGATATCCGCACATCGTTCCGCGCGGCTATCGCCGATCCTGCAGTGAGCCATATCGTGATGGACGTGGACAGTCCCGGAGGCAGCGCGCTGGGCTGCGGGGAGCTGGCAGAAGAAATCTACGCAGCTCGGTCGATCAAGCCCATTACCGCGATTGCCAATTTCAGCGCTTACTCTGCCGCCTACTGGATCGCAAGCGCAGCTTCGACGCTGATCGTGAGCCAGACGTCCGGGGTCGGTTCTATCGGAGTGATCGCGCGCCACCTCGACCTGAGCGCAAAGCTCCAGGCGGAAGGCGTCAAGATTACCCCCGTGTTCGCTGGCGCGCGCAAGAATGATCTGAACTCCGCTGAGCCGGCCAGCGTGGAGGCCCTGGGCTTCCTGCACGGGATGGTGCAGGACATGTACGAGCAGTTCACCGAGGCTGTGGCACGCAACCGAGGGCAATCTGTAGCGACCATCCGAGAAACCGAGGCGGGCGTGTTTTTCGGCAAGAAAGCCGTCGCCCATGGACTGGCCGATCAGGTCGAGACGCCCCAGGTGGCGGTAGATCGGATAGCCGCCGATGCCCACGCCACGCGCCGTTCCGTATCGCATCGAAGCGTCTCGGCGCGAGCAGTCGCCGCGGACACTCAAAACAAACTTTGACCGCGTTCGCGGGAGAAACAAACCAGCCGCCTAAGGGCGGCTTTTTATTTGGAGTCGCATTACATGAAGATCCATGAAATCCGCAGCGAACGCGCCAAGGTCAACGACCAGATTCAGGCGCTGGCAAAGGTGGAGGCCGAGGGCGGCCAGCTGAGCGTCGAGCAGCTCGCGCAGTTCGATGCACTGCAGACGCAGTTCGAGGCGTTCACCAAGCAGATCGAACGGGCAGAGGCCGCCGACCGCGCGGCCGCCTCGACCGCGCAGCCGGCACAAGGCCTGGAGGCGCTCGGCGCCAGCCGCACCGTGCCCGTTCAACCGCGCACGCCCGACGTGCCCGGCGCCCAGGTCGCGCAGATGGTTCGCGTGCTGGCTGCGTCCCGTGGCGACAATCGCGCCGCGGCCCAGCTCGCGTTGGATCGCGGCTACGGCGAGCATGTCGCCGCCTCCCTCAATACCCTGGACCCCGCGGCGGGCGGTGTGCTCGTCCCGACCAATCTTTCGTCCGAGGTGATCGAGCTTCTGCGGCCGAAGGCGGTGGTGCGCAAGCTGGGCGCGCAGCCCATGCCGCTCGTCAACGGCAACCTGACCATTCCGCGCCTGCGTGGCGGCGCCCAGGTGGGTTACATCGGTAGCGACACCGATATCCCGACGACCGGCGCCAGCTTCGATGACCTGAAGCTGAAGTCGAAGAAGATGGCCGCTATCGTCCCCATCAGCAATGACTTGCTGGCCTATTCCGGCAGCAATCCGAATGTGGACCGTCTGATCGTGAATGACCTCACCAACGCGGTGGCCGCGCGCGAGGACAAGGCGTTCATCCGTGACAACGGGGCCGGCGACCTGCCGAAGGGGATGCGCTTCTGGGCATTGCCCACCAACGTGATCCCGGCGCCCAGCCTCGCTTCGGTGTCCGATGCGGTGGAGCGGCTTCGTATCGTCGACACGGCACTCAACAGCATGATTCTGCTGCTGGAAATGGCGGACGCGAACCTGATCCAGCCTGGCTGGGTCATGTCGCCGCGCACGCTGCGCTTCCTGGGCAGCCTGCGCGATGGCAATGGCAACAAGGCCTATCCTGAAATCGACAACGGCCAGCTCAAAGGCTACCCGGTGGGCAAGACCACGCAGGTGCCGGTGAACCTCGGCGCCAACGGTAACGAGTCCGAGGTCTACTTCGCCGACTTCAACGATATGTTCATCGGGGAAGATGAGCAGTTCGCTCTGGCGTACAGCAGCGAGGCGACCTACAAGGACGCCGAAGGCGAGATCGTCTCCGCGTTCCAGCGTGACCAGACCCTGGTGCGCGTGATCTGCAAGCACGACTTCGGGCCGCGCCACGTCGAGTCGATCGCTGTGCTCGATAAGGTTGCCTGGGGCGCCTAAACCTAGGCGCGCCGGCCTCAACCCGGTGCGCTTCACTATCGCAACTAACAGGTGAGTTCATGGCAAAGAAGCACGTTATCAAGTTCATCAAAGCGGCCGGACCGTATACGCCCGGCGACATCGCTGGCTTCGACAGCGAAGAGCAGGCCGCCCGCTACGTGAAGGCCAAGGTGGCTGAAACCTACATCCCCGGCAAGGAAGACGGCGGCGACGAAAGCCAAGGCAAGCCGGCCGGCAAAGCAGGCGGTGCTGGCGCCGGTAAGCCGGCGGCGGGAGTTTAACGATGGCGGCGGTTCTGCTGGAGTTTCTCGCCGCCGAAGAACCGCTCAGCGTCGATCAAGTGAAGCTGCATTGCAAGATCGATCACGACGACGAAGACCTCATGTTGTCCAGCATCGTCATTCCTGCTGCGCGCCAACTGGCCGAGGCTCGGACCGGTGCTGCGCTTCGAATGGCGCGGTATCGTGAGCAACTGCCCAGTTTGACGAACTACCCGTTGTCGCTCGGGCAGGTAGTCGAAATTTGCGAGCTGAACGTGGGGGGCAAGTTGGTGCCAGCCGCTGCTTACACGCTCGCCGACTTGGGTACGGAGGCGCGTATTGATGCGCCAGGGTATGGCGGGCTTTCGGGCGTTGTGACATATCGCGCGGGAGTAGAGGACTTCGGCCGGATTCCATCGGTGGTGTCGTGGATGCTGTTGGCTTGCGGCTGGATGTACAAGCACCGGGCGCTGTTGGCGAAGGGCGAGGCAGTGCAAGAAATGCCGCGAAGCTTCACCGATTCGCTGCTGCTGCCCGTCACGCAGCCCCGGAGGTTCTGACATGGACGTCGGCAATCGAAACCAGCGCGTGCAAATCCTCTCGCGGGTGGAGGCGCGCGACGACGCCAACGATCTCGTCTACTCCTGGCAGCCCTTCGGAAACAGGATGTGGGCGAATATCCGCCATTCCTCCGGGCTCCAGCTGGTCAAGGCTGGGGCAGAGCGCGCTGTGGTCAAGGCTAGCGTGCGGGTTGCATACCGTCGTGACCTGGCGAGCGGAATGCGGCTGCAACACGGTCAGGACGTCTACGAGGTGGAGGCGGCGCTCAGAGACGAAGAGGAGCGGGAGCATACCGATTTGGTTTGCCGACTGCTCACGCCTGCCGAGGCGGAAGCATGACCAGGCGGCAGTATCGAGCCACTAAGACGCACAAACGAAATGAGGTCGGTTTCTCCTTCGAGGGGGATATTGCCAAGCAGGTTGCGTCATTTTTTGATGAGATCAAAGAAAAGGCAGTGCGCCCCGCAGTCCATGCGATGGCAGTCGTGCTGTATGACGAGATGCGCGAGCGTGTGCCTCTACGGCTTGGGACACTGCAATCGGCCATCTATCGATGGTTCGATGATGCGGCGTCTGGCCCAGACCGAAAGACCTACCTCGTCGGTGTGAACAAGAGAAAGGCTCCCCATTGGTGGCTGGTCGAGCACGGGCATTGGCGCAAGCACAAGATCAAGCGGTTGCCCGGCGGAGAATGGGTCACGATCAAGGACCAGCCGCTAAAGACGCCCGTGTTCGTGCCGGCGCAGCCCTATCTACGCGTATCCGTCGACGCCAAAATGCCAGAGGCGGTGAAGGCAGGGATGAACCGACTTGCAGAGAAAATTATGGAGGTGCGGAATGGTTGAGGCGAAGATCATCGCCGCCTTGGGGCCTCTGGTAAACGACCGCGTCTATCCGGATACGGCCACAGCAGATACGCCGCTGCCTTTCATTACTTTTCAGCGAGCAGGCGGTGCCCCGTTGGTTTATGTCGATGGCACGCTCCCCGACAAGGCCAACGCCAGGATGCAGATCAATGTGTGGGGCAAGGGGCGGGCGGAGGTGTCTCGCGTCATGGCTGCGGTAGAGGAGGCCTTGTGCTCTGCGCCGGCGTTCGGCTTACCGTTGGGCGGTCCGATCGATCGTAGCGACGAGCTGACCGGCTTCAAAGGCGCCCAACAGGACTTCAGCATTTGGTACGAAAGATCATGACTACCCCGAGTCTCCTTCTCAATGCGCGCCTGTGGATCTCGGCAGCCCTGCCGGCTCAGAAGTCAGCTGCAGGGTTCGCGGCCCTACCATTCACCCAGGTACGCGGCTGCAAAGTCTTCGGCACGTTGGTGACTCAGTACCAGACCGCACCCTATATGCCCATCGGGGGCGAGACACCGTATCAGCGACGCGTAGGACGCGCGCCGGCATCGTGGAGCCTGGACCTGTATCGCATCAGTGATGCGGGTCAGGAGATGCTTGCGGCGGCAGTTGCCTCCGGCCAGGCCCACAGCTTTCAGTTGACGGTGCCGGGGTTCGGCGTTCATTACTTTTCGGCCGAGGTGTCTGGCCTCGGCCTTGCCCTAGGCGGTGCCGCGGCACTCGCTGAAATCAGTCTGTCGCTCGAGCTACGTTCGGAGATTCTGGCGCAATCCTGAGCAACACCACGCCCTGCGAGGGGCACCCACAACACAGCCCGCCGCCTGGCGGGTTTTTTTCGTCTATCGATAAGGAGCCAACATGGCTGTTTCCCTTCCCAATGGTGTCATTCTGTCGCTCGCCACCGGCTACGGTGCCGTGAAGCCGGTCACCGGCATCACCAACGCCACTCCCGCGGTGCTGACCAGTGCGGCGCATGGCCTCGCTGCGAATGCGCTGATCGAGCTGAAGTCCGGGTGGCAGAAACTCAACGAGCGCATCTTCCGTGTCGCGGACCCGGCTGCGGGCTCGTTCGCCCTCGCCGGCGCGGATACGCAGAGCGCCGTCCAGTTCCCGGCTGGCACCGGCAATGGCAGCCTGCGCGAGATCACCGCGTTCACGCAGATCACGCAGGTCCTGGAGACGTCCACCTCCGGCGGCGAAATGCAGTTCGCGACGTACAGCTTCCTCGAAAACGACTTCGAGGCGCAGATCCCGACGCAGGCGAGCGCTCAGTCCCTGACGTTCACCATCGCCGACGATCCGTCGCTGCCGGGCTACAAGGCGCTCCAGGCCGCCGCCGAGGCGCGCGACGTGCGCGCCCTTCGCATCGCTTTCCCGAATGGATCGGTGCTTCTCTACAACGGCTATGTGTCGTTCAACGAAACGCCCTCGATGACCAAGGGCGAAGTGATGGGCGTGCAAGCCACTTTCTCGCTGCTGTCGCGGCCGGTGCGCTACGCCGCCTAATCGAGCCGCTCGGTATTAGCCGGTCCTGAAACGGGGCCGGAAGACTTCACATCGATACACCATATACAGGAGCCACAACATGGCCGGCAAGACCAAATTCAGCCTCAAACCGAATCCCACCTTCAAGCTGGCGGTGCCTCTTCCGGTGCCCGGCGGTGGTTATTCGGCGGTCCAGTTCACCTTCAAACACCGGACGAAGGATGAGTTCAAGGACTTCATCGAGAACCAGATGACGGACATGGAAGACACGGAAATGGTGCTCGCAGTCGCCTCCGGCTGGGAGTTGGAGGAACCGTTCGACGAAGAGCACATCACCACGCTGGTGAACAATTACGTGGGCTCGGCTCGCGCGGTCTTCACCGCGTACATCGAAGAGCTGGCTAAGGCCCGCACGGGAAACTGATAGCCCTCGCCTCGGCCCTCTACGCCAAGGCGCCGAGTGTCGAGGAGCTAGCGGCCTTCGGTCTAACTGAGGAAGACGTGGCCGGCGATCCCGTCGAGATCTGGCCTGAGAACGAGCGCGCATTCGTGCTGTTCGTGGAGTTGCGCACTCAGTGGCGTGTGGGCATGGGCGGAGCTGTCGGCCTCGATTATGGCGTGATGTTCCACAAGATGGACCGAATGGGTTTGACGCTGGAAGAGTACGACGAGCTGGAAAGCCAGATGCGCGTGCTCGAAGGAGCGGCGTTGGAAGAGATGGCGAAGAAGTAGCCCGCAGCGCGGGAACGGGAGTATCACGATGTCGAACAAGACCGTCATTGCCGAAGGCGTAGTTGCGGTTTCCGGCGACGCCTCCGGGTTGACTGCGGCCATGGCCGAGGTGACGCAGGAGACGAACAAGGCGAAGAAGTCTCTGGAAAACCTAGGCCGCGGGGCATCGCAGAACCTGAACAAATCGGCCGACCAGACCGCACAGGCCGGTAAGAAGGTTGAGCGCGCTGCGCAAAGCCTCGTCCAGCAGATCGAGCGGCAGATTGCGGTGGCGCAATCCGGCGCTAAGGGGACTGCCGAGTACTACCAGGCTCTGGCGAGCCAGCGCGGCGTTGACGCGAATCTGCTCAAGCCGTACTTGGACCAGCTGAATACGGTGACCGAGCGGCAGAAGGTCGCCCGCGCAGCCCTGGAAAGCACTCAGCCGGTGATGGAGAATCTCGGCATGTCCGCCAAGGCGCTGAACGCCGCCACGCGGGGCTTGCCCGCACAGTTCACGGATATCGTTGTCTCGCTTCAAGGTGGGCAACGGCCGATGACGGTGTTGCTCCAGCAGGGCGGCCAGTTGAAGGACATGTTTGGCGGCATCGGGCCTGCCGCGCGAGCCATGGGCCAGTATGTCCTTGGCCTTCTCAACCCCATCACGCTGGTTGCCGGCGGAGTCGCACTCGTCGGTGCTGCGTGGTCGAAGGGAGCGGGAGAAGCTCAGGCGTTCAATCGCTCGTTGATCGAAACTGGCAACCAGGCAGGAGTGACTAGCGGCCGCCTTCAGGAAGCGTCTCGCCGTGTCGCTGAGGTGGCAGGCTCGCAGGCAAAGGCGGCCGCTACGCTTACCGTGTTTGCAGCCGGCGCGCGGACGGGGGCGGAGAACCTCGAACGATTCAGTTCCGCCGCCGTCGTGTGGGAGAGGGCCACGGGCACGGCAGTGGAAGACACGGCAAAGGCGTTCTCCGAGTTGGCCAAGGCGCCGCTTGCGGCCACCATGAAGCTGAACGAAGGGGCAAACTACGTCACCGCGAGCCTCTACGAGCAGATCCGTGCGCTGGTGCAACAGGGCAAGGCATCCGAAGCGGCCACGGTGGCCCAAAATGCATACGCCGAAGCGCTCCTGAGCCGCGGCCCACAGATTATGCAGAATCTGAGCCTGTGGGAGAAGGCTTGGAATGGCGTGAAAGGCGCCGCCAGCTCGGCGTGGGACGCAATGCTGGACGTGGGTCGCGAGACCACGCCGGAGGACCGTCTTGCGGCTGTGCAAAAGGAACTGGGGGAGATCGGCACGTCGTTCTTCCACAGCACGAGAGCAGCAAGGTTGCGCGCGCAGGAGGTCGGCTTGCGCGATCTGATCAAGTGGCAAAGTGCCGCGGCGCAAGCGGAAGCCGACCGCATGACGCAGACGAATCGCGCCCAGTTTCGGGACGAGTATCTCTCCAACGCCGACCGCAACACGAAGCCGCAACAACGCACGCTGGAGGTCGAGAAGGAGACGCAGGCCTTCCGGAAGGCGGTCGAAGGGCTGAAGGAGGGGACGGAGGAATACCGGCGGGTGTATGCCGCCCATCAGACGGCGCTTGCAGCTATCGACAAAAAGTTCGAGGACAAGGACGGCAACAAGGGGCCTTCCGGTGTGGAATCGGAGGTGGCCCGCCTTCGCGCACGCATCGCAGAAGAAAAGGCGCTTTCGGTCGAGCTGGCGCAGCGAGGTTTGCAGACCAGTAAGCTCAATGAGTTCGAACGCCGCTCGGCGGAGATTGGAGAACTGCTCTCTGGCAAGCTCAAGGCTCAAGTTCGGGCGAACTATGAACGTACTAAGGCGCTACTCGATGAGGCCGGTGCGTTGGTGCGGGCGAACGCAGAAATGCAGGAGTTTCAACAGGCCAGGGAGAAGTACCTTTCCGGACTGCAGGAAGGGATTGCGAAGATCAGCCAGGAGGCCGAAGCCATCGAGGATCAAGTATCCACGTATGGCATGAGTAAAAGTGCCCTTGAGGCCCTGGAGATCGCCCGCCTCCGGGAGCGGCGTGCAGCGCTTGAAGGGTTCGACGGTGCCTCCCGCGAGATCGAACTGATAGAACAGGAGATCGATGCGCGCACGCGCTTGAGCCAGGCGATTCAGGCGAAGGACGTGAAGGACGCTCAAAAGAAGGTTGCACAAGAGGCAGCGCAAGACTGGGCGCGTTCGGTGGACAAGGTGGGCGACGTCTTCCGGCAGGGCTTCGCGGACATGCTCAACGACGGCAAGAACGGCTGGAAGTCGTTCACAAAGTCACTGGTCACCACATTTAAAACGATGGTTGCCGACCAAATCTACCGCATGTTTGCGCAGCCGTTCGTAGCGACGATCATGGCAAACGTGGCTGGGGTGTTCGGCGGAGGGGGCGCGGCGGGCGCCCTAGGTGGCTCTACCAGCAATAGCGCGCTCAGCGGCGGGCTTGGATTGATGAACTACATCACCCTGGCCCGTACCGCCTACAGCGCGCTGACCGGGGGAATCACCTCGACACTCGCGTCAAGTATCTCGTCCATCGGCAGTGCCATTGGCTCGTCGGCTGCACAGCAGTTCGCCCTTGGCATGACGGGCCAGGGCGCCACGCTTGCCTCGGGGCTCGCTGGCCCGACCACGGCAAATAGCGTAGCAGCTGGTGCCGGATCGATGTTCGCGAGTGCGATCCCGGTGGCTGGGTGGATCGCCGCGGGCGCCATGGTCAACCGGTCCCTCTATAAGCAAGGATGGGACGCCGGTAACGGCACGATGGCGCCCATAGCGAAATACAACATGCTCACGGGTCCGTCCTTGTGGACCGACAAAGCACTGCGGTCTATCGGCGTGAGCGGCGAGTGGGCTTCGATGCTGTCGGGTTCGTCGCTCATCGCTCGTGCGTTCGGCCGCGGCCCCAAGGAATACAAGGACACGACACTCGTCGGTGACTTCAATTCCCTGGGCTTCAATGGCTACACCAGCACGCCGTGGAAGCAGAAAGGAGGTTGGTTCCGCAGCAACAAGAGCGGTACGCAGGTAGGCGCACTTGGAGACTCGTTCTTGAGCGACGTTGCGCAGGCCTTCGAAGAGATGAAGGCGAACGCCTCTTCGCTGGCCGAGTCGATTGGCGTCTCCGGAGGCAAGCTTGACGGGTACAGCGAGACGATCCGCGTGACGCTGACCAAGGATCAGGCGGAGAACGAGCGTCTAATCCAAGAGGCAATCGCCAACGTTGGCGAGAACATGGTGCGTTACCTCATTCCGAATATCGGAGACTTCTCGAAAGAGGGTGAGGCGGCATCGGCTACCTTGTCGCGACTGTCGGCAAGTCTTGGGTCTGCCAATCGCGCTCTCAAACTGCTGGACCTAAAACTCTTTGACGTTTCTGTCGAGGGTGCAGGAGCCGCGGCCGCGCTCGTTGACGCGTTCGGCAGCATAGACGCGATGAGCCAGGCGACGGCGCAGTACTACCAGCTCTATTACACCGAGAGCGAGCGAGCGAAGCTGAGCCTGGCGGACATGGCCGACGTTCTGAAGAAGGTCAACGTCACCGTACCCAACACGATGGATGAGTTGCGATCAATGGTTTCTGCACTCGATCTGACGACGCAGGCAGGTCGAGATGCATACGTCGCGTTGTTGGCAATCGCGCCGGAGTTCGCCGAAATTATCGAAGCCACGGCGCGGCGCGGCCAAGAGACCGCCGCTAAGCTTTTGGAGGCTTTCACTGGCCGCGGGGGCGTGGCAACGGCGCTCAATACGGTTGCACTTCAAGCGCTTTTGCTTAAGGAGAGTGCTTCCGGCGCCGGGGTGTCGCTAGGCCAGATTTCTCGCATCTTCCTCGACGCGGCGTCGGGACTTCTTGATTTCGCGTCCTCCGGCGGTGCGCTGGAAGGCACGCTCTCTGGCGCGCAGGAGGCTAGTCTGGGGCTCGTTGACGAGATCGAAGCGCTGCGTCTCGGCATCGGCGCAACCATCATCGATTTTGGTGGCCTTGCGGCAGCCTTGAAGGATGTTGACGCAGATGTGTTCGTAGCCGCAATGGGGGCGGTTTTTGAGCGATTGGCGGACCGCCTGCACGGTCTGCTGGATAGCATCGCGAACGAGCGTATTGCAGTCCGTCAGGCGGCCCAGGATATCTTGGATCCTGCTGCAATGTCTCCTGCCGCGATCAAGCGTGAGATCGAGGGCATCGATACGGCACTGCCGAGTAACACCGCTCTGGTCTCCGCGGCGGGTGCGCTGACGGCGGCGGACGTGGAGGCCGCCAAGAAGCTTTCGGAGCGCAACGCCGCTGAGAAGGCATACACGAGCGTCAAAGACTCGTATGACGCCAAGCAGGGCGCAGTGACCGACGCGCAGCGTCGAGCGGACGAGGCTACCGCGTGGCTCGATAAGCTGCAATGGGACATCTACGCACCCAAAACGGTGCCCTATAAGAAGAAGAACTGGGCCGAGCTGGACGAAAAGCGCTCGATTGCCCAGGCCCAGTTGCCTGCCGCCCAGCAGGCATACGCTCAAGCTCAGGCCGCGCTCGCGGCTGCACAAGCCGCTGCCGCGATTGGGCCGACCGCCAGCGAGGTAACGAGGCTGCAGGAGCAGTATGCAGCGGCGGTGACGGCTGCCGCTAGCGCGCAGGCCGCGGCAACCGAGGCTGCAAACAAAGCGCGTGAAGAGCAGACTTCCTACGCCGACGCCTTGCAAGACTTTGCTCTTGATGCGACGAAGTCGGTTGGAAAGCTGGGTGAACTTCGTGCCGAGACCGTGCGCTATTACGAAGCACAGAAGGCGCTGGCAGAGTTGCTCGCGGAAGGCGCGACAGGCCTGCGAAAGTCCATTAAGGACTATCGATATGGCCTGTTGGATTCGGACGAGAAGTTCGCGCAAATGCAGGGTGAGTTCGCCCAAGCATATGCGAAGGCGATGGGAGCGGACGGCGAGTCGCTTGCCGGCTACGCCGGCGACCTGAACGCGCTTCTGGGGCCGATGCTCGAGGCGGCTGGCGGTGCGTTCTCCTCGGAGGCGCAGTACCAGGCTTTCGTCGCTACCGCGCTGGCGCGAGCTGAGGCGGTAGCTGGTCGGATGGGGGACGTGGCGCCGAAGGACTACCAGAAGGAAAGCTTGGATTTGCTTGGGCAGATCGATGCCACCCTTGCAGAGCTGGAGAAGTCGGCGCTCACCGGCGATCAGGTGATTACCAGCGCCATCAACGCAAGCCGGGATGCCACTGTCAACGGCTTGCGCCAGGTAGTGAACGCCTTGGCGGGCAACAGCGTAGCCGCATTCGCGTCGGGCGGGATGCATTCGGGGGGGCTGCGCCTGGTCGGCGAGCAGGGACCGGAGCTGGAGGTAACCGGCCCGTCGCGCATTTTCAGCGCTTCGCAGACCCGCAGCCTTTTGGCTGGGTCGGAAGATCAGGCGCGCGTGGTTGAAATGCTGCGAGCCCTAATTCAGGAGAACCAGGCGCTTCGGCAAGAGATGGAAAGCCTGCGTATTGAGGCGCGCGCTACGGCGAGCAACACGGCCAAAGCCGTGCGCCATCTTGATCGCATTGAGGCGGACGGATTGGTGGTGCGTCCGGATGCCGACGAGCCGCTTTTGGTTGTCGTGCATGGTGACGGGGCCGATGCGGTGCAGACCGAGGAGCAAACAGGATGAAGGTGATCAAGCCGGTGGTGATTGGGCCGGCGCAACTTGTCAGCTCCAACGTGCATGACGAGGATGTTCCGGCCTACGACGGGGGCACAGATTACCCGGTGGGGGCGAAAGTCGTTTTCGATGATGCCATCTATGAGTCGGTTCAGTCTCCTAACAAGGGCAATCAGCCGGGCCTGGCGCCGCTTTACTGGGCGGTGTCCGGTCCGACCAACCGATGGGCCATGTTCGACGGCGAGGTGAGCACCCAGACCGTCGGCGTGGACGAAATCCGTGTGGTGGTCAAACCTGGCTATGTGAATAGCCTGGCGCTGCTGGAATTGGACGCGCGAACGGTCGAGGTGGTAGGTACCAACGGCGAGGGTGGTGAAGAGATTTACCGAGCTAGCCGCGTGCTGGAAGGCTCGGTGGTCACGAACTGGTACGAGTATTTCTTCGAGCCGTTCTCCCAGCTATCGGAACTGGTGCTCGTGGACCTTCCGCCTTATGGATCGCTCCATTTGGACGTTCGCATTCGCGCCGCATTCGGCAATCCTGCTTGCGGCGAGATGGTGTGCGGGACGGCCTATGACCTGGGCGATTCCGAGCACGGCGGCTCGGTGGGAATCATCGACTACAGCAGAAAGGAAACCTCTGAATCGGGCCGTACGACGTTCCGCAAGCGGAGGTACTCCCGCCGTATGTCTCAGCGGCTATGGGTCGAGACAGCGCGCTTTGACGCCGTTTATCGCCTGCTGTCAGGACTGCGAGCTACGCCTTGTGTGTGGATCGGTTCGGATCGGCCTGAGTACGGCCCCTTGACGATCTATGGCTTCTACAAGGACTTCAGCATCGACGTCGCCTATCCGCTGATGAATTTCTGCAATCTTGAAATCGAAGGACTTACCTGACATGGGAATCACTCCTTTGCCGCCGGCTCCGAGCCGGAGCGATCCGGCAAACTTTGCTGAGCGTGCGGACGGCTTCATGGCCGCACTGCCTCGATTCGCCCAGGAAGCCGACGCTCTGCTGCTGGAGGCTGACCAACACCGAGAGGTGGCCCTGGGGGCGGCGCTTGACGCGCAACAGCAGGCGTCTTCTTCCCAGGCATATGCCAGCGCTGCTGGTGGCGCTGCCGGGGAGGCCGACGCCGCGCGTCGCATCGCTGTCCAGCATGCCTCCGACGCCAGCGCCAGCGCGGCTGAAGCCCATGCGTGGGCGAGCAAGACCGGCGCGCCCGTGGTGGGTGCTGATTTCTCCGCAAAGCACCATGCTGGCGTTGCGGGTGAGCAACGCGAAGCAGCGATGGAGCAAGCTACTGCCGCGGCGGCCAGCGCCGGTCTGGCAAAACAGGCGGCTGAGGCGGCGCAACTGGCGGGCGGCTTTCCGCTCCTGTACCCGATTGCGGCGCCGAGCCGGTCGTTCATCAGTGCCGGTTTCGTTGCCTACGATGGACAGGAACTCGATCGGCAGACCTTTCCCGACGCCTGGGAGCAGATCAACGCGGGGCGGGTGCCGTTGATCGATGAGGCCGAATGGTGGGATAACCCAGGCCAGCGAGGCTGCTTCACACGGGGCAATGGATCTACGACGTTCCGCATGCCGGACTACAACGGCAAGAGCCCGAATAGCCTGGGCGCGCTCTTCATGCGTGGTGACGGCGCGCTTTCGGCTGGTGTCGCCGGAGCCATTCAGCGTGATGCTGTGCAGCCGTGGTGGTTCAAGCCGCGGAATAGTTGGCCGTCCGGCACGCCCGCTGAGCGAATGGTGGGGAACAACGGCAGGTATGGCCCCCAGACGTCGCCCAACTTCAGCGCCCTCGGTCTGGTGAACAGTGACACGTCTGACAATGCAGGGGACGGTGCCTACAACACTTTGGTGATTGGCGAGTACAAGCCCTCGATCAGTGGACGGCCCAATTACGGCGAGCCCCGTATCGACGTGGAGACGCGGGGCAAGAACGTGACTGTCGTCTGGGTGTGCAAGCTGTTTGGCACCGTGTTGAACACGGGGGCGGCCGATGCCGCGCAACTTGCGAGCGACTATGCCGCGATGGCTGCACGGATTTCGGCGCTGGAGTACCGGCTCGCTGCGCCTTCCGTTGCGATGAGCGTTGAGACGCTTTGGGAAGGATCTCTGGGTGCGGTTGCGCCTGTGACGTTGTCGCGCGCGCTGGTTTCTGGCGTTGATCACCTCGTGTTGGGCCATACGTCGCAGGGGCAAAATTCCGTGTTGTATCAGAGCGCTCCGTTTCTGTACGACACGCGGCTTTGGCCCCTGTCTACAGGTCAACAGCACTACCACAGCGCTTACTGCGGGGGCGGCATTACGACGGCAATCTCCGTGCTGCCCAGCACGCCGGATCGAGTCTGGGGCGAGAACTTCACGAACGGATACCCGATCCGCGCAATCCGCGCGGTGCGCTATGGGAGCAAGGCTCAATGATCGAACAGCATGTGTATTTCAACATCGACTCGGTCTATCTCCAGACCTATCCAGTTCCGGCCAATGAGGCGGGCGATTTACTGCCCGGCTGGCGTGTGGCGTCGGCTCAGGACGTGGCGCGCGTGGAGCGAGCGGCGGCCGTGCCTGTGTCCGTCCGGCGCCGGCAAGGCAGGCTTGCACTGCTGGAGGTCGGCAAGTTGGATATGTTCGAAGAGGCCATCGGTTCTATCGTGGATCCGGGGGAACGTCGTGCGGCGCAGATAGAGTATGAGGCGGACACCTGGGAGCGTGACAATGCCTTTTTGTTGCGGCTGTGGCTCGAACACGGTGGCACGGCAGAGGGTCTCGATGAGCTTTTCATCCTCGCTAGCAGCAAATAGGGCGCAGCCCATTTCAGCCCATTTCAGCCCGCTTCGGCGGGCTTTTTCTCGTCCCTACGTCGGGAACATCCGACTCTCCGGAGATATAGGTGGCAGACGAACACCTCACCGACGCAGTTCTTAAGTCGATGCATGCGAAGCAATCTTCACTGGAGCTGCGCATTGAAGACATCGACACACGCCTTGCTCAGATGGAGCAGAACATGGCAACCAACACAGATGCGACGAAGCGAAATGCTGACGCCGTCGAGCAGATCCGGCAGAACACGCAGGACATCATCGACACGTTCCAGGCGCTTACCGGCGGCTTCAAGGTGCTGCAGGGGCTTGGCAATCTGGCCAAGCCCCTGACTTACATCGTGGTTTTTCTCACTGCGGTCTACACGGCCTACTCAACGTGGCGGGGGTTCAAATGAAGCTCGGCACCAAAATCAAGGGCGGCGCGGCCGCCCTTGTCGCCTCCGGGGTCCTCGCGATCTTCTCGGGGCCTCTCCAGAGCTTCCTCGGCAAGTGGGAGGGCGACGGGCAGAACATCGTCTATGCCGACAAGCTCGCTGGCGGGCTGCCCACCGTGTGCAAGGGCATCACGCGACATACCAGCCCTGACCCGGTCTTCGTGGGCGACTACTGGTCGCCCGAGCGCTGCGGTGAGGTCGAGCGCATGGTGGTGGGCAAGGTTCAGCTGAAGCTGGCCCAGTGCATCAACGTCGCAATCAATCAGCCGATCTTCGACGCGCTCAGCAGTCACGCCCACAACTTCGGGGTGCCCAGCACCTGCGCAAGCCGCGCCGTAGGCCTCATCAACGCCGGCCGCCTGGCCGAGGGCTGCAATGCCCTGGCGAACGCTCCGGACGGCTCGCCCGTCTGGTCCTATGTCACCGGGCCGGGTGGGCAGAAGGTTTTCGTGCAGGGCCTGCGCAACCGCAGGCTGGACGAACGCCGCCTCTGTCTCTCGGGGCTGCAATGATTCCGCGCGCGGCCTGGCCGTACCTGATCGGTGCCGCCGTGCTGGCGCTGGCGCTGGCCGGCTGGCGCATCGACCGGCAGCTGTACGGCGCGCGGCAGTATGACGCCGGCGTCGCCACTGAGCGCGCCGCCACGCTCGAGCGCCAGGCGCGTGTAGAGCGCGCAATGCAGGAGGAGCGAGATCGTGCTGATGCCAACTATCGCGGCGCCGTCCTGGCCCGCCAGAATGCTGAAAAAACTGTCGCTGCTCACCGCTCTCGGATTGACGGGCTGCAGCGGCAGCTTGCCGGCCGGCGTGCCCCGCTTGCCAGCGCCAGCGGTGGATCTGATGGCGCCGGCGCCGACTGGATCGGAGTTGTTGGGGCGTGTGTCGCGGAATATGAGCGACTGGGCCGAGATGCTGCAGCATGGGCCGACCAGGTGAACGGCCTGCAGGGCTACGTGCGCTCGCTGTCTCCGTCCGGCCCTCCAAGCAACACACCGATAGTAGAGCCCGGCTGAGGGAGTCGTGGCGCGACATCGCTGACCAAACGGCGGTCGTAGCGGGGGGGCAGCGTCCCGTCGCCTCAAAATAAGGCACAAATATTGCTGTCATTACCACCGAGCCGAGCACATTGCCTGTATGCTGGGCTTCACATTCTGGGAGCACCCAGAAGGAATACAGCAATGAAAGAGCACGTCGGCACTTCGCTAGTCAGCACCCTCGAAATTCTCCAACCGAACACGGTGAGCTTTTTCTGGAGAATCATGACGGTCGACGAGAAAAAGGGGCGGATCCATTCTGTCACTGAGGGCCGAGAGCGCCATCGCACTCATAAGGAAGCCGAGAGCGCGGGAGAGGCGGCGCTTGATGGCTTGCACTTCGCCTAGCGACTAAGGCGACCTTTCTGGTCGCCGCGCCATTCAATCAGCAAATCGGCTTGCCAACAGGGCCTCAAGGTCATCACGGTATCGGTAGCGCGAACACGTCTCGGCGAACCATTGTTGGGCCGTTCGTTCGACGAGATGTCTTTCCACCGCATGGGCATCCGCCCAGGTGTCGCCTATCGCCATCGCCTGATATTCCGAGATCACGACCGACCCGATAAGCCTAGGCTGCATTTCCCGCTCGTGACGTTCCGCTCGCCGGAAAGCGGATGAGGTTCGCGTCAAGGTAGTTGATCAGGCTATCCCACGTTTTCGCATTGTGGCCCTGGGTCCGTCTATACCACCGTCGTGCGTAGTACTCCCCGTCTTCAGACGAAATGCAATGGTTTTCGGCCCAAGCCTGTCCGATACCGCAGGCCTGCCCGACCGTAATAACTAAGCGCTGCGTTCCCACGTTCATGTTCACGTCCGTCCGGAGTTGGTGGATAGCCCACCCTACGGAGTTCAATACGTCACTGCTATGTTTTTTGCGAATGGTTGCATACCAGTCACCTCCGATCGTCGCGAGTGGCACGCGAGATGCGGAAAGGAGACCTCAGTCAATGGGGGGAACATGGAAAAGTATGCGTATGCGAAACATAGGGTGGCTGGCCAGGACATGTTGTTGGTCGTCCTGGAGCGTGAGCAGGCGGAAGAATTAATTCGATCTGGGTCTTATCCGCAGTTGCAGGCCGCAGCTCAGATCGCAGGGCTTCCAGGAATAGTCGTCCCGGTGTGGCAGTTTGAAACTGGGTTCCGATACATGGCCCCCGCGCCCTGGGAGGCAACAATGGAGTCTATGACTTGGGACGAAATTGTTCGTTCAACCGAGGACTTTTTGCATTTAGAGAGTGAGGGGCAGGCGCGTTAAGCGCAGCTTCTGCAACGGGGTATTGCGCGGCGTGCGGCAGCTTTGAGCAAAGGTACTCGAGCAATGACGTCCAAGTGCGTTGGTGCGGAGCATGTGTATCGTTAAACCACTCAAGCGCTATTCGCTCAACCTTTTGAGGGTGGACCGCGTGCCGACGCGCCCACGCGTACCCGATGGCGGACGCGTGGCTACCAGATACGACTATGGCAGTATGGGGCGGTTCCATTGTGTCCCTATGGCCGGACAACCGGTAGCCCAGTATTCGCGGTTCTGCGAACGAAGTGTAGGACTATTTCGTATTGTTGCAGTCGCCGTCGTGGCACCACTGCAGCCACCAGCCCTGGTAATACCGCTGATTCATGATTTCTTCGAAGCCGATGAACATCATCGCCTGGTGGTGCCCACCCATGAAAAGCAACCGGGGCTCCAGCAAGTCGGGCACGGCCGACTTCTCCACCGCGCCAAACTTCTGCAGCCTGTCGAGGGTGAGCCGGTTTTCCATCCTCGCCAGGCTCTGGTTGTTCATGGCGATCAGGCGCACCTCGGCCGGGATGGGCTCCGGCCAGTCGGCGCGTTCGAGCTTTTTTCCGAGGTGGTGGGTAAGGGTGACGGTGCAGGTGGCGCCCATGGCGACCCACTGAAAGTGCTGTATGAATGTACAGTGTATCAGTGCCAGTCAAACAGCAGCAACGCAACCAGCATCACGCTCCCCACACCGCCGATGACCAGCGCGGCAGTTTCGCCGGGACCTTGGAACACAAGGTTGGCGACGGCTGATGTTGCAGCGGCCGCGCCAACGAGAGCTGCGATTTCGCGGAGTTTCATCGTGGCGAGCCAGTTGGTTCATTCAAGGGATGGGTGACAGCAGACCAACGATCTGGTCGACCGTCGACTCTTTCGTGATCGTGGTGACGAGGCCTGTGCTCCGGTCCATGATCACAATGAGTCGCTCGTTCAGGCCCACAGGTATGCCGGCGTCCTTCTTCTTCAACTCTCCGACGTAGCGGAAAAGAGCCGAGCGGGACACCTCGATGCCCATATCGGACAACTGCGCCTTCATTCCGTCTAGGTTGTAGTAGTTCGAGGCTCGCACCACATCGTCTACACGCTGCCGTTCAGCAGGGGACAGCGCCGCAATCTTGTTGAGTCGGGGCAT